CTGCTTGAACCTTATGAGGGTTGAACCCTGTTACTGTCATTCGTCTCTTTCATTGATTGGTGTACCAAACTCAAACTTAATGTTCTTGAATAAGTCTTTACCATCTGCACCTGTAACCTCTTGCCTCGCAAGTTTAGGAATCATATACTCACTTAACTTGAGCATCAAGTCCATCGCTCTCTCTGGATTCTCTGCTGCAACTTGCACAAGCCACTCGGTCATATTAGTGAGGTTATCCTCTACTAACTTTTGGTATGCATCTCTGATCTCGGCAGTAGTCTTGTTGGGTTTACCCTTTGGTCTACCCTTTGGATTACTTACCTCTCCTTTCTTGAATCCCATTATAAATCGTTATTGTTTATAATGTTAACCTACTCTTCCTTCTTGCGTTTAGCCTCTTCCCTAAATAGCTTCTTGATTGCTTGGGTGTTAGCTCTACGAGCCTGTCGGTTCTCTCTTGTAGGAGCATCTGGTAGTTCTATGAAGTTCTTAACGAAGGCTTGTTCATCTCTTGATAGTTGCCCTCTTAAGTGTATCTGTACTAACAACTCAAAGAGGTTGTTTAGGTTGTTCCTATTGATTAGGACATTTGCACTTTTACTTTCCATTACATTCTTATTAGTCGTAGTCTTCTTTGGTATTTGCGTATGAGTAGAGCGTTGTTGGTAATCGTGTCTTGCAACTCCGTAGTCCAACCGAATCTACTTGCCTGTATAGACAGGTTCACATTGTCAATCATTAGCATCTCCAGAAACTTCTGTAGTTCTCTAATGTGTTTTCTTTTTCGTAGTATCGTCTTCATATCTTTTCAGTATTTTCTCTAACGCTTGGCAGCGAAGGTATTCCCTGCGCAACATATATAGTACCATTATGGTAACAAGGATTAGACTAATCATTCTCTATACCGTTATCATCTAAATCTCGTAGACATAAATCTGTTATACTCATCTCTCTTTGGTGTTAAAGGTTAAAAAAAGACCCCATTAACTGCGTGTACCTTGCAGAACCTATGCGCCTTGTTCTTATGGGTAAGGGGTGGGGTCATCTCTTAATTATTAAAGGTTTGGTCAAATATTATTTTGATTTTTGGGTAGTCAATTAGACAACTACCCACATATTCTTCAGCAAACTCACACATCACCTCTTTCTCTTTCTCAAGCATTGATTCTGCCAACGCAATTATCTTATCATTGTACATAAAAGGCATTGCCTCATCATCTTCTTGACGCTTCTTGATTATCTCAATCAACTCTTGCATTGCTGTTTTCATCTCTCTTTGTTGTTAATGTTCTATTAAAGACACAAAACCCTATCGTTCTGTATCATCTTTGGTCTCTAATTTCTCAAGCGTGTCCTTCAGTATCACATTCCAAGCCCACTTATCCTTGTCAGCGTTCCAAAGTTTCTCATACATCTCAAGTAATATCTCTCTCATTTTTATTTGGTGTTAAAGTTTGCGCCTATTTTTTTATGTGTGCGCCTATTTTTCGTTGGTGTTAAAGGTCGTGTTCTATGTTCTGTCTCTCAATATACCTGCGCCACATATTAGCAGCCCAAGCCTTTCTCTGCATCTTGTTAGGATACACCTTTCTTAACCTCGCATTTGCTATGCGTAGGAATTGTTCCATCTTGTTCATAGTAATTTGTTGTGAATGGTTTGTAACATCTCTTTGTACTGTGGGTAATCACCATACTTGATATGGCAAGGGCGGCAGACCGCCATAAGATTCTCTATGTGATCCTTTGACTTACTGCCTCCACTACCTCTATTGTCTATGTGGTGAATGTCGTTGGCTCGTGTCCCACAAACCTCACATCCTATGAAGTCATCTAACACATAGCCGAAGTAGTCCATATATATCTTGGTGTGCTTTTTCACAACTCTCCGCTAATGGTATAGTTGTTAATCATTTCTTGTATCTCCTCCAGAGGTCTATTCTCAAAGAAGTCGTGGTATTGATTTAAAGCAAACATTACCTTCTCCTCTCCCTTGTTGAAGAACTCCTCACTAACGGAGTAGACACCTACATCACACGAGAGTTTGTCTATGACCAAGAACTTAAACTTGGTATAGTCTACATTGAATAGTCGGCAGTATAGATACACCTGTACATCGTAGGAGTATTTGTGTCTTGCTGAATACACAAAGTTGCGTAGGTCACTTGTAGTCTTGAGGTCAATGATAGTACCATCGTTCTTTATGATGTCAGCCTTACCTCTAAAGGGATAGCCCTCTACATAGTCTACGGCAGGTACTTCAAAGGTAGAGTCTCGTAGTAGCTCTACTGCTTGGTGATTCTTGAACAAGGCTTCAGTCATACGCTCTGCAAGTTTACGCTCCTTTGTAGTGTAGAGTAAGTGGTTGGGGTGAATCTCTTTCGCCTCTTTCCATATCTTGGTATTCTTACTTGCTACATTTATGAAGGTCATCTCGTTGATCTTATGAGGTTCTAATACCATTGTATGTATTAGTCTACCATCTCGTAGAGCTTGGCTATTGGTCTCCTCACCATACTGCATTAGATTGTAGTAGGTTCTTGGAGAGTCCAGAAGTTTCTTTAGGTTAGATGAACTGAACGCTACCTTACCGAGATAACCATAGTAGAAGTCATCTTCAATAGCTTGTTCTACAAGCCATTCTTGAGAGTGTTGCTCACCATTGAGCATTGTGATTTGTTTTGACATAGTGGTTTTATTTATCGGGTTAATCCCATTGCTTGAATAAAGCGTTGACCCTTATCATAGTCAATGCCTTTAATGAGTCGGTAGATAAAGGCGGATGCCCTCTTGATAGATTCCATCTCTGCCTTACTTGTCTCCTCTCCTGTATTGGCATACATCTGTGCATCTATGTGCAAGAGTTTGTCAATGCATTCTTTGTCGCTTAACGCTTCCTCAAATATGATTTGAGCATCTAATATAGCTTTGCTATGTGTCATCATTTCTGGTAGTCTATTTGTCGTGTGATTATTTGCTCTTCGTCATCGCATACGCAACTCTCCTTCTCACAATCGTGGCAACAGTTACATACCCAACTATCGTCACAATACTCATAGCAGATGTCACATTGCCTTGCTTGATCCTCTTGGTACGAAGCTAACTCTCTATCTAAATAGTACATTATATTCTCTCTATTAGTTCGTAGATAAATAGAAAGAACGCTATGCCTATAGCAGAAGCGATGAATAGTGTGCCTCCGTACAGGAGGTCTTCTTTAAGGGTGTAGATTTTCTTTGACATAATAATTTTGGTTTCTGCTAATATACACAAATAAGTTAACAATCTACATAGGGATAGAAATTTCTTGAAAGATTATGTCTTGCACATCCTCTATCCTCAAGTATGTAAACACATCCTGCTTACCGAATCTACCTATCCATTTGTACAAACCCTGTGAAGGTTTCACCCTATTCTTTCTGGTAACATTCTCTTGGGCAAATTCATCACACAACTCTATAGCCTTCAACCTCAACTTGTCCTTCTCCATCACATAGAACCTATCGGGAAACTGAAAGGCGATGTACTCTGCTTTAGAATCTTTAGCACACCATCCGTGATAGCCCCACACATTAAGAAACTCCAGAAGAATGAATCCGTGCTTATGCATCGGCTTGAGTCCCTTGACATCTACGAGCTTATCACCCCAATAGAAATCAATGTGCTTCTTGTCATCTTCAAGTTCGGACTTGACTGCTCCTGTAAGAGCCTTGAACAACTCCTCACCATCCTTACCTATAGATATGCAATGGTCAGTTCTTTCATCGGATTGATTCAATCCTTTCTTGAGATATGTGTTTAGGCTATCGGAACTCATTAAGGTCTGTGTCTTTTAGTTTCTTGTCCCCATCATAGAATGAGAACCTGTTATGTGTATACTCTACACGAAAGCCTCCGTAAGAGCCACTAACATCAAACTTGTACTCGTCTTTACCGTGTAATGTTGTGATGCCTTCAGCCTCTTTGTATTCCTTGATCTTATGACCTTGAGTCCATAGGTATACAAGTAGGAGTTTACTAACCTTCGTATTCTCCATATATCTTCTTGAGGTCTGCAATATGTGTTGACCATTCTCTCGGATTACAAGAACAAGGAATGTAATACTTGTGTTGGAATACTCTTGAGTGTATCCTGCTCAATGGCTCTTGGTACATCTCTTTAACCTCTCTACCATTAAAGTCATTAAAGAACTGCTTAAGGGTCGTGTACTCACCTTCTTCCAGACACAATGGTTGTGTTCTTCTTGGGAACAACTTATTGAGCTTTGCCTTACGAGCATCACACCCACAATCAATTCCTGTAAGTTCAGCAAAGGTGTCTACTACTTTCTTAATTCCTGTAGCCTTTGTGATTTTCTCAATGTCATCTCCTAAACCTTTAGATTCTTTCGCTTTCACCGTTTTGGTAGTCTTCGTAGTCTTCGTTGATTTTTTCTTGGACATATTCTTTAGAGTTTTTAAGTGTATCAAATATGGAGAATAGGCTAATGCCTGTTTCCTTTTCTATGTCTCTCATTGACATATCGGTTTTGTGGTATACCTCAAACATCTTTTGGTCATACCAATGAAGGTCTTCCATAACCTCCCAAACCTTGTCTATTAACTTCTCAAAGCCTTCTGCTTGTACTCGGTCAAACTCTTCCTCTGCAACATCGTACTCAACCATATCGCCTGTGTATACCATTAAGTCTTTCTTGTTCTGGAACTGCCTCGTCATATTACGAAGGGTTACCCACACAAAGAGCTTGTTGGGTTGGTTCTTGTACATAATGCGTTCTGGGTTCTCTACATACTTATTGAGTCGTATGTACATCTCTTGCACTATGTCTTCGGCATAGCTACCTGCACCGAACTTGTGAACCATCTTGATCCATTCCTTATGATGTCCTGCAAGAAGGTCTAATACTGTTATCATTGTTCAGTTGACCAAGTGACTACTAAAGCAAAAATCCCAAAGCACAACTGCAAAGAGTGGTACTTGGGATTCTCAAAGTCATCATTCATAGTGGAGTCCCAATAGTTAACACCTATTAGAATCCCTGCAAGGGGTGCTATGTCAATCGCAAAGTTCATTTTGAGTAGCAAGTTTATTTAGTTCTTGCTCCATAATATACAACTTTTCACGAGTTATTGACAGTTCTTCACGAGTTTTTTGTAAACGCTCGGTTAGTAAGGCATTCTGCTTGGTCAGTCCCCAATCCATTCCTTCCTCCTGTGAGCCTCGTAGCTTGTCCATAATCGTACAACATTGGTTGAAGAACTGCATATAGTCCCTATCAAACTTTAGGTTCATCTCGTGTCCTTTAGTTGCGTGTATGATAGTAGCGTGATTCTTCTTACATACTCGTGCGATCTCAAGTGTTGTGTACAAGTCTCTTGCTGCTACCATAAATGCAAACCTTGCCATAACATTCCTACGCTCTCTGGAGGGTGAGATTCTATGGTGTCCTGTATAGTTATCGTACTCCTCTTGTAATTGTAATATCGTTGCTCTCATTTTAAGTGTTCGTTAAGGTTATCAAATCGTTCTTCGTAAGCGTTTATCTTTCTTGTTAGGTTTCGTATCGTTAGCTTGAGGTCAGCGTTCTTTGCTTCTGCCTCCCATACCATCTGCTGAACATCCTCTACCATACCTATGGAGGCATCTATAGCAGAGTAGATACTAATGAGGTCAATGAATATATCCATCTCATACTCATTGCTTGGGTCTTGAGGTTTAAGAGCATTGGCAATCTGCATCAAGTCTTGATTCTTTTGTCTTAACCATAAGAGGGCTATGCTCTTGCTACCGCCTCTTACCCATCCGTAATCTTCTTGTTTTAATTCATCCATATTAAAAAGGTAAATCGCTTTGTTTCTTTTCTTTCTTGGTGATTAGATTCTCACCGTGTATCTCAAAACCTACATTGTTAGGTACACTTCTAAATCTTACAGGCTCATCTAATGGTGTAGGTCTTCCTCCTGTCTCCACCTCTTTCACCTTGCGTATGTGTACTTGGTTGTACATCCATTCGGTAGGGTGTTGAATATAACGATGTATCACTACAAAGTCATCAGCCCTGTTAACGAACTTACCACCGCCCTCAATATCTGCTGCGCTTGGTGGCATAGGGTGACCTGCGTACTCGTGTCCTGCGGAGTGCTTCATTCTTAAAGCATTAGTTACTGCGTGAGCATTAAGCCAGATACTTACATCGTGTTGCTTTGCCCAATTCCTAAAGTGTGTACTTACCTCATAGTCGTACTCGTGACCGCCAAGTGTTTTAAACATCTCTTTGTCCTTCGTTAACGAGTTGTAAGGATCAATCAAGAATCCATCAAAGCCTTCTTCGTGGTAGATGTCTGTAGCCTCCTCAATTAAATCCTTGTAGGTGTACATCTTCTTATCGGTGTCAATGATAACAAAATATCTTTGAACTAAATCAAGAGCCATCTGGAACTCATCTTCATCTATCTTATTTATGGGTTTACCCAAGAAGAACTCCGAGAGCTTCTTTGCGATAGATACAGGTGTGTTCTCGGAACTGAATACAAGCCACTTAATATCGTTGACTATGGTTTGCAATAACATTAGGTACAACATCACGGAGGTCTTACCAACATTTGCGTGTCCTAACACTACATTGAAATTACCTCGCTTGAAGCGGAGGTGGTCATCTAAATTCCATTGCCCGAACTTGAGACCTTCTTTAACTTTGCCCATTCGGACATCGTCAAGTTTACCGAACACATCGGCATAAGATATTTTTGACATAGTTGGTTTTAAGTTAAAAAGGGAGCGCAAGTGCGCCCCCCTAATATAGTTCTTTCTTTAGAATGGCAAACCATCCGCTACAGGTTGAGGTTCTTCTCTACCTTGAAAGTGTTGCTGATGAGTCGCTTGGGCTTGGGCTGCGCCCTTCTTCATAACCCAATCAGCAAAGAGTTGAGCATTCGCAATAACTACTTGCGGTGTTCCACCAATCTCGGCTGCTGCCTTGAGAGCCGTTTGGCGAATGATTGATTCGTCTTTAGAGGTATGTGTACCACTTGGAGCAGATGTGCCAGAGGGTGCTACATTTGCGTATTGTGGGTTAACAGGCTTGACCGTGTAGTAGGTCTTACCATTGTACTCTCTTGGGATGTAATCGTAAGTAGCCTCTTGTCCTACTGCAAACTTTGTTTGGTTCGGGTCTTTGGAGTTGTACTTACCATTATCTCCATTTTCAAATGTTACATAGAACCCATAAAGTGTTCCATACTGACCGTTGTACGGCTCTCCTGCGGACTTAATGTCCTTGACAATAGATGTTTTAGTCATCATATATAATTTAGTTAATGATTCAAAGTTAATAAAAATGTTTACTGCTCAAACATTGGATGTAGTTTTTCTGCTATCGCTTGTACTACATCAACAGTTACTGCGTTGCCACATTGCTTGTAGCGTTGGGTGTTGCTCATCTCCTTGATCTCTCCATCGTAAATACCTTTGGAGGTGTGGTTATCTGGAAATCCCTGTAGCCTCTCACACTCTATAGGAGTAAGCCTACGAATGCGGTAGTCTTGTATAGCTGCTTGATTGCAAGATGTCTCAAGTGTTTGAGCTTTAGCTTTCCCTACTCTTCCTCTACGAGTCTCGCTATTAGGATTGGATAGGTTTATGCTATCTCCTTCCGTAGCTTTCTCATATCCTGCTTTGGTAGCTGACTTTACTTTAATTACAGGTTGACCACTACCATCCTCTCTTGCTCGTGCAGGAATTGTAGGACAATCACCTCCTTTAACTTCCCTAAATCCTTGACCATCTTTATGAGTTCTCCAAGTACCTATTTTGAATTTTTCCGCAGACTGTTTATTTGTAATAAGGAATGACCCGTTTGAGTCTGCTGTGTATCTACAAGTAAGGGTTTTACTGACTTGTCGCTGTATTCCATCATTCGGTTGATTGTCTTCTCGGATAGGTAATACTCCTCCTTCATTTCCTCTGGCTTCTGCAAGATATCCGACAAGGTATATCCGCTCTCTATTTTGGGGTAAAAACCAACTTGTATTAAGCAGTTGCCACTCAAGTCTATAACCCCCAATGTTGGCAAAGGCTTGGATAATTGCCCAAAAGTCTGCGCCATTGTTTGAGGAGAATGTTCCTTTAACATTTTCCCAGATAAATACACGAGGTCTGCACTCGTGAATGAGTCTAATTGCTTCCGTGATAAGAGAACTTCTTTCTCCCCCCATCCCTTTTCTTTTTCCAGCCAATGAGAAATCTTGGCAAGGACTTCCGAAAGTGATGAGGTCAATTCTTGGGAGGTCTGCTCCCCGAACATCTGTAACTGATCCGACATAGGTGCTATCTTTAAATTGGTGTTGGTATACCGCTACTGCGTGTTTATCTACTTCCGAGAAGTAACTGTTGACCTTAAACCCTGCTCTCTCAAATCCCAAATGGAATCCTCCAATACCAGAGAATAAGTCTAATTGGTTAATCTCTTTCATAACTTTAGTCTAACCTCAACTTCACAATAATTCTTTTCAACGCTCTCGTCAAAAGTGATAGTGAGCCTGTGATAGTATTTAGGACTATCGTCTGCAATCCATCCGTTAGCAACGAGAGTATCAGCAGTAAATTTTGAAACAAGAACAAGATTGTCCACATCGGCACGAGTATTGTACCTAATATGGATAGACATACTCTCTGCAAAATGGTGGTCATAACGAGCCAATTCTGCTTCAACGATTTTTTTATATTCATCTTTTGTTTTTTTTCTAAATGTCCAATGCTTACCTGCGTAGAGTGAGTTAAGACTTATCGTCTTCGGTAGCGTGAGGGAGAGCGTTAATTCGTTCATATTCCAATTCTTTTTCTAAATGGTGAATAGCCTTTAAGATGTCTTGTGCTTTAGGATTGTCTTTCTTCTTACCTGCTCGTAGCAAGTAAGCGATAGCTACCCCCATATTGTAAGAGTCTCTTGCGAAGTCCATACACACATCAAAAGCCTCAATGCCTTTGTACTTACCTAAATAGTAACTTGGTGTCAACCTCTGGCTTGTGGTACTTGGAGAGGGCATTGCCGTTGAATCGTTTGAAGAGTCTTCTGTCATCGGGAAATCCGAAGTGTAGGTAGAAGTGGTCTTGTAAGGTTTGTTCGTTGATTTCATATTGTTCTGGGTATTCAGTTTGCTTAATTTTTACTACGGTCTTCATTGATCTTGTATGCTTTAAACATATCCATAACGGTTTCTGCATTTATGCCCTTACGAGCATAGTCTCTAATGATAAACATTTTTAGGTGGTTCATCTCTTTGGTGAGAGCTTCAACTCGTGCCTCGCACAAGTTCAAGTATTGGTCTTTTATATCCATAGTTGTTTTGATTTGTTACGAATGTACACAAATTTATTTACAACCAACATAGAGAGCAAAAAAAAAGAGGCGGATGCCTCTATATATAAATATATCTATATCTCTATATATATATAATAAGAGACCTATAGGTCTCTATATATTACTATATATTATAACTACTATATATAATATCTCTATATATAATATATATATATATATAAAAAAAAAGAAAGGTGGGATAACCCACCAAACTTAAACACTATATGTTATCAACGATTATTTAACATTACCTCTCTTGTCAAGTGAGCGTACTGCGAAGTAACCTCCTACAACTGTTACACTTAACATATTCCATAGACTTATCCAAGCAGGGTCTACCTGTAGGTAGCCCAACCCATCAAAGAAAGTAGTAACTACCAGAAAGCTAATCACTACAATCAAGGTTAGTGGTCTTACATTCTTGCTTAACCAAGAGTCCGATGTCATATCGGATTTCCACCTACTGCTAATCTCGGACTCAATAGAAGCCTTTAGAGCGGCTTTCTCCTCTGGAGTTGATACATACCTATCTACGACATTAGAAACGGCTTCTATCGTCTCCTGTGCGCTTTTTCCGAGTAGTTTTGTTATTAGTGGATTCATTACAATTCTTTTTACAGGTACATTCCTTTGGTTGAGTAGAGCAATACTTAACTGCCACAAGCCTCGCAATCTGGGTTATCAATGTTACAGGCTTTCTCGTTAGCCTTGTCATTAGTCATCTCATCTACAAAGTCCTCAAAGGAGTCTGCAAACCCGAAGTCGGTGTCGTTCATTAACCTCTTTTTATTATATCAATTTCACGCTGCAAATATCTGTTCTCGGTCTCAAGCTCCGCTACCTTTTGCGTAAGTCTTAAGATTTCTCCTTGTGCAGTTTCAAGGCTTGTACTCATCTCATTCACTCGCTTCAGCAAGTCATCTCTAAACATAGTCTCTGGATTATCGGCTCTCTCTTCCTTTCGCAACTCTCGTGCCGAATCCTTCTTGGTCTTAATGACCATCTCATAAAACTTAAATGCTGCTCCGCTACCCAAGATCGTAACAAGTGCAATAATCAGCTCTTTGCTTTCCATTGTTTAGTAACTCTTATTTGATTTATAACTGCTGCAAACGCAATGATTAACCAACCAAAGCGTGAAGGGGCTTCCCATAAAAGCCCTGTCATCATATACTGCTCAACCGTTAAGAAGGCTACAATCGTAGCTATAACTGTTGAATAGTATCTACATCGTAGGTCTCGCATACCTACACTATAGAATTGAAATAATCCTCCGCCTATGGCTATAAAGATTATATGCCACTTAAACCCTATCTCTGCCCATACCGCAGCAGGTAAGAGTAAGGTGTGTAGCACCGCTATAAGTAACTCTAAAAACTCACTATCGGCAAAGCCTATAATAGTCTTGAGGTTCTTTTTGATTAGTTTAAAGTTTACCATTTCGTGTATCGTGTCTTTCCGTTATCCTTATACGCTACGAGTACCTCGCCTCTATTACCCTCTTCTTTGTACGAACAATGTACCCAAGCATACTCACCCATATTATCGGGGAACTCACCTATGAGTTGGTCAAAGGTTAAGTGATCTTTGATATACATAAAGAGTTCACGATTCGTGTACCCTCCTGTAGACTGCATATCCAATGCTTCACCCTTTGAATGTTGTGAGTTGTTAGAACCTCCTATGGCTTTATTCAACTCCTTTGACCGATAGCCAGAGGTAACTCTTAAAGGCTTTCCAAAATGTTCTCGGCAAGGCTGAAAGATATTGTTGGCTACTGCCTTCAAATTGATTAAGTGAGATACTGTTGGCTCGTTTGCAATCCCCTTGCGTAAAGCAGTCGCAGAGTATGTCACTTCTGCAAGGCTCAAATTCTCCGTTAGCTTCATTCTTCATCTGTCAAATAAACACTTCCTACACCTTGCGCTCTTACAGAGCCATCACAACAGTCTATTGAGTATGTTGAAGTCTCCCAACATAGGCAACCTCGCCTCCCCCCTTTAGGGGAGGTACGAGAAGGTATGTAGTTAGGGTCTTGCATTATGGCAAATCGTCTTCACTTGGTTCTGGGAAGTATTCTGGATGCAATTCCTTACAGGCTTCAGTCCATTCCGCAATAGCAGTAGATGAACCGAAAGTATGTATGCCCATAGGCGCACACCATACCATAGCACTATCCCAAGACTCTAATGGCTCACCATCCCATAAAACATCTATATGGTAGGTAGAAGATAGTACAGGTGCGGTGAGTTCGTTTCCTTCATCATCGTATGTACCTTCAGTCTCTACGAGATTACCGAGATGTACGATAGCGTGAGGGTGGTTAGGTACAACATCTCCTTCGGGAGTTGTTTCAGTACCTAATGCGTTGATTTTAGTTGTTGCTGCTCCTTTAGAGCCGAATGAGTATTTTCTAAATGTTTTCATAGTTATAGTGTTGTTAGGTCAATCGCCTCTTGCGAACTCAATTTATTTGTAAAGAATAATATCCTTTCTATTCGGGTTTCTCTTTGTGTTCCAGATAAACCATTTTCAATTCGGTTTATAGAAGGAACAATTCCAATAGTAGTAGAGTCAATTAAAGCACCATCACCATAGAAATCTACTCCATTAGAATCCCAACAAATACAATACTTCGTTTGGTCACTAAAAGTCAAAGAAGTATTGGCAGCATCCATATTTACCAATTGCAAGTAGTGATTAGTCTCTCCACCTCTAAATCTAAAATAACCGCCTCCGTAAGCAGTAATGTCTACAAACTGCATTCTATCAACAGGAGATGAATTTGAAACCCCATCAAACAAAGTGAACTCATCACCAAAGTCAAAGAATATAGAACCGCTATTAGTACCAAATATGTTGTTTGCTTGATACCCATTATTATAAAAAGAATCTTGTACACGACTCACACTACTCCCATAGGTAGGTATGTAGGATGTTGCGTAGGATGCATTGTTCTCACATTGTGCGCCATAGATATATAATCCCGATGTTCCATCTCCTGCAAAGGATACATTACCATTATTGTCTTCAATGGCAATAGTCATATTGCTACCTGTACTGCCATCTAATACCAAATAACATCTATACCATCCGTTGCCATAATCTTCTATACCGCTATCCTCATAGTAAGTTCCACCACTTCCTACAATTTGACCTGTATTTAAATCAAAACTCGCATAGCCTAAACCACTTGAACTTGAATTAAATCTAAATCTTTTATATCCTGCTTGTTTTGCAAAAACTGAATATACCGCTGTTCCCGAAGTACCATTATTTAAAATGTGAACTCCATTAGCAGTAGTGGGGATTATCTTATATGCGTTTTGAACCCCTTCTGGAGATGTTGAGGAATTAGCCTCTAAAGTCATATTAGTAGTACCCCAACTTGCAGAGTTGAAATACTCGCTTGACTCTATAACATTCGTTCTTTGTGGCTCTAACAATAGTGCAGGACACGAACTATCCGTATAGTCCAATCTTGGTACATTATCAGTAATACCTCCATATACGGCAGATGTAGTTGTTTCTATATAGTCTCTTGCTACAAGTCCATATTCTGCTTGTGCTTTATATAGGATGACACTTCCTGTTCCACCTAAATTAGTTGAATCCGCAGGATAAATTCTAAAATTGTTAGCTGCTGATACATTTCCTGTCAAAGTACATCTATACCAATCATTACCTACATCTGTTATGCTTACATCAATGTCATTACTATTAGAAAAATAAGAACCATCGGACAAATTAAAAAATACCTGCGGTGAATTAGAAGCTATATCTATACGAAGTCTTACCCCTTCCCAATTTCCTGCTTTAGCATAAACACTAAATGTATGAACTCCTGAAAACCCACTAATAGATTGGTATATGAATCCAGAGCCTGTTATTTCATTTGCATTATTACCACCATCAAAATCCGCAGCAGCCGATGATGTTGCACTCGCCAAAGTCCATCCGCTACTCGCAAGGTTCTTTGAATAGGTCAACAGGTTACCTGTCTCCTTCTCTATATTACCATCTGCATTAACTCTCGTAGCAGCACTTGCACGAGTGAAAGTAAAATCACCATCACCGCTTACAGGCTTTTGGCTAAACACTTTACCTGTCTTTGTTCCGCTTGGTATAAGTACCAAACTTGATTTATCGTATATATTACTCATATCTTAAATCGTAGTTAGAGCGATACACTCGCTATCAGTTAATGCCGTAGGGAAGAATAACAATTGTTTTGAATCGTGAGAAGTTCCATTTCCTTTCATTACTATAAAATCAATGTTTTCGCTTGTGTTAGAATTAGTGAGCGTATTGTTTTGTTTTACCCCATTAGAGAAAACAACACCTAAGCCGCTACTCCATTGCACCGCAATTTTGTTTGTTCCCGATACTTCATTTGTTACTGATATGCTTCCGCTAAAGATTCCATTTCCTTGAACTGTAAATTGTGGGTTATTAGCCGAAGCACCTTTAATCCATATTTTATTAGATTGGTCTTTCCCAACTTCAGCAAATGGCGAAGAAGTTTGTCGCCCCGTAGTTGTATTAAACTCATAGTAAAAAGTGCAAGTGCTTGAATATCCTAAAGATTCAACAATAGAATAATCAAAAGACCTCGTAACCGCAGAACCCATAGTAGGTATGTAACTTGTAGGGTAACTTGCATTTTGCTCCCATTGATAACCATAGATATATACATAGTCCCCAATGTTAGGAACTTTCCTGTTGAATCCTGCCGATACTTGAAATTCAGCATTAGTCCCTGATGCTTGAGCATTAACTACGGCAATACATCTATACCAACCATTGCCCAAATCTTGAATATCTGCATCTACATAATTTGCATTACCTGTTGGAGCAGATACTGAACCTGCTCCTAAATCGTAATTGAAGAACAAATCACCTGTACTTTGGTCATAATAAGTGATAGTGAAGTCATTAATGTTACCTGCTTTAGCGTAAATGCTCAAGGCTTGTTTTTGATTGGGTTGTACTATATTATAGTACCTTGCCCATTGGCTATTTGGAGTAGCTACAAAAGCACCTAATTTAGTAGCGTTGTTACCGCTATCAGGAGATATTGCTTCATTTGCCGACAAAGAAGCATTAACTGATGAAAGACCTTCTAAATACTCGGAATGAGGAACATTGTTAGTTCTTTGAGGCTCAAGTAAAAGAGAAGGACACGAAGCACCACCACTATAATCTAATCTCGGTAAGTCCTCTAATATACCTGCTTGTGCAGTAGATGCTCCTGTTTCAATGTAGTCAGTAGCAACCATTGATTTTTCCAATTGAGCGTCTTGGATGTAGATGGTTCCAGCGGTTGTTTGCCCAAAGTCGGGGTAAATAGTAACATTTGTGATTGTATTGCTAAATGTCATTTTTAATCTATACCATCCGCTCCCTATATCTTCGGAAGATGCTGAAATAACATTGTTACTACTTGTTAAAGAACCATCCGAAAGATTAAACTTCACATCGGGAATGTTTGAACTTGCTTGACCTCTAAAATATACCGATGTTAATGTTCCAGCTTTTGCATAAAAAGAAATAGTATTTACACCGCTTGAAGAAACATTACGAAGCACTTGGTCAAACGCACCACCGCTTTTTGTAATAAGCCACGCGTCCGAACTACCATCATAACCGCTTTGACCACCTGTAGCAGTTGCGCCCGATTTTGTCCATTGACTAAAGTCATTAGAATACAGCAAGAGATTCTCTCTACCCTTCTCAATAAGACCATTAACATCTACCCTTGTAGCAGCAAGATTTGAACCCCTACTAAATGTGAAGTCTCCACTTGGAGAAAGCACCTCTTTGACCGATACATTGTCTATTGAACCAATAAAATTATTTGTAGAATAAAAATAAATAGAACCTGCGTTAGATATTGTTTCTACATCTACCTCATAACTGCCAATGCTATTTATATTAAGCAATTGAGTAAAAGTTGGTTTAGTTATAAATAATCTTACGCTTCCTTGCGTTATTGCGGTAACATTAAATTTTATTTTTAATGTGCCTGTTGGTATAGACAAACTTTGCCTTATATCATTATTTGATGTTCCATCAGAACTTGCAGCGCCACCACTTATAGACCAACCCGAGCCTTTGTCCCAATTGCTATCAGTAGCAAAATCACCATTGGTAATCTCCTCTGCTCCATATTCGGGAATAGGGCGCATACTATACAACTTACCATCCTTCACCGCTGAAGGTATCATTACTAATGAGGCATCCTTATACAGACTCATATCAATTCGTTTAATTCGTTAATAGTACAGGTTCTCGCTTCTGTTGATCCTGCTGCTGCTTCTACCCTAACATCATAGGCATCCATTAATTGTCTGCCTCTATCCGCTTGTGGGAATCTTCTCAAAGATTTAGAAACACACTCAAAAGCCTCCATCGTAGCACCATCCGCTAATGCTCTTTGTTGGAATTGTGCAGGGTCTAATATATAGAACATTGCACTCCCCCAACCTATTTGGTTAGTAAATGCATCACCACTACCCCACCAAGTAGAGCCGTAGATTGCTCCATATCCTTTTTCATCACTTGCCATTATTCTCTAATTTTTTTACGAGTTTCTGTAGCCTTTTTAGGTTAACCTCCTTTGGCTCGTAGCGTTTCTTACAACTGCCAACCGTTGAAGACCGCATCTTTGTCTGGGTACATATCGTCATTCGTTGCTCCATTATATTCGGGATAGCTTGAGTTGTTAAAAGCCATAAAGTCAATAAACCTACGAGTGTAGTGTTCAGCTATATCTCTGTGCTTATTCGTTAAGAAGTCCACCTCGTTCTTCTCCATCGCTATACTGTTCTCTGCCGTGTGCTTGTAAGCACCTCCATTACCTATCGTATAGGCAGCGTGAGGTAAATACTCTACCATAGCCCAATGGATCAACATAGGTTGAATATAGTCATCTAACAAAGTAGCATAAGCTACAGGTAGCGTATCTCCTATGATGTCATTACGCAACTTATCGTACAACTTACTACCCAAGTAGTTTTGAATGTGTATCTCCTGTGCAATCTCTATAAATTGCAAGAACTTATCGGAGTCTACATTTCCAGAGATTACGCTATTGCGTACTAAATCGTCTCTTTTTATGAATAAAACCTTTGCCATTATTTTCCGTAATTAGGGTGATGCCCTTGTCTTGGCATATCAATCGGTGCAGTAGCTACCTCTTTAGGGTTTTTAGGTAGTTTAAATCCTGCTCTTACCGCTTGGTTAACATTAACATATTTAGTTCCTCGTAGGGCATCGCCACCATAAGGTTCACCATTCTTCTTCATTTTCTTCTTGTAGATTCTACGCTCCCATCTATGGTAGCAGTTTACACCACCCTTGTACTTAAACAAAGAATAGTTTCTACCCTTGTGTCCAAAGCTCTTATTCACACCTCTTGCACTCATCATACCAATATCCTCTTTGCGGTACAATTTCTTTTGAGATAACATAGTCTTGCAGAAAGCACGAGAAGAGCCTTTAGAAGTCTTCTTTGTACCCTTCACATACTTGTATCTTACCTTGTATATCTCGGAGTCTTGGTTACTGTCTTGTGTAGCGGATAAGTTGACTAATCCATTGAGGTATTCTTCAGTATCAAACTCCTCTGGTTCATCGTCTCCTACAATCTCTGCATCAATGAGTTCATAGCCCTCTGGCTCTTCCTCACCCAAGTCAGCCAATGCATCTAACATCTCGTGGGCTAACTCGTCATCAAGAAAAGGGCGGCTATCCTCGCTTAATTGTTCTATAGGTACGCAGTTCGGTACTTTTCTGCCGTTCTTCATCTTCATACCTACCATCTCATAACCCTCCGTACAAGGGTCATCAGCATCCTTCAACTCGTCTTTGCATCCGCAGTCGCTACTCAACTCCTCTTTTACTTCCTCCTCCATATCAATCTGCAACTCTAAAGGTTGTAGTGTCTTGAAGTATAAGTTAAGGCTCACCTCGTTCACTGCAAGGATGTCATCACAAGCATCCAAGATCAACTCTTGAATAGGTCTAACAACCGTGTTGTGGAATAAGAGACTTGCAGTCTTCAACTCATCAGCATTGTTACCCAATCCTGTATTGTCTTTAATACCCATCAACATAGGAGAAGTAACCCTATGGGCTACCATCAACTTTCGCATACTCTCGTCTGCCAAGAATTGGTACTGCTCACTTGCATCCGATAACTGTACAGGCTCAATACTTGCAGCCATCTCCTTGTTATCGTTAAATGCCAAGATGAACTTACCAGAATTAGATGAACCGCTAAACTTCTGTATGATTCGTCTCTCTATAAGCTCACGCTCTTCCTCCGTTGGTACACCATTGTTGAAGTTAATCAACATACTTGGCGATAAGCCGTTCTTAATGTTGTTGATGTGGTAGTTTGCTACCTCCTCTTCCAACTCTGCATAAGGCAATCCCCCTTGATAGTCTACAGGTGAGTAGTAATAGAATCCACTACGATAAGGCTTGATACAATAAATCTCAAGACCCTCACCTTTCTCACCGTGACCGAACGCAGGGATGCGTACAGGCTCAAAGCCTTTCTTACGAATCTTTGTCCAATCTTTAGAGTAGTAGTAACCACATACATCACCATCCTCGTTCATCTTCTCAAAGCGTAAGGTCTCAATAGGCATATGCTCTACTTGTACGATCTTTGTCTTGTCTTTGTTGTAGATGACTTGGAATGCTGCTTGACCCATAGCCTTCAAATCAAAGGTCACCTTCCTCATACAAGTGCGAGAGAACAGAGACTTCATCTGTGCATATTGGTCTGGCTTTCTTTGAGCATCGGTAGCGTATAGCCCCTTGCCGTAGATAAGCTCACTCATACCATTTATAATGGCATTGTTTGTAGCACTACCATTGTACCTGTCTATAAGGTATTGGAAGTAGTTATTGTCCTCGCCATATGCTACCCATTGCTTACGATTGTCTTCTACAACCTGTGGGGTAGTATGCGTTGCAAGGTTTACGATGCGTATATTGCTCATCGGTAAATGTATTGATTATCATTATCAGTGTCCTCGTAATAGGTGAACTCACCATTGTTGACACTAAACTTCTCAAGGTCGGTTTGATTCGTACAATAAACCTTACCTCTATATATCTCGTTAGAGCCTGTTATTCTTATGGTGTAATACTTACCCTCTACGAATGTATAAGAAGGTGTTATATGCAAGTAATTCGCCTCCTTCGTAGCCGTTAGAGACTCCGTAGCGGACACATTGGTTTCCTCATCTGTAATCTTAACAGATACACTTGTATCAAACGCTCTTGGAACGAAATATATCTTCTTGTCTGTTGTAGTTACTATATGCATAATAGGTTAACCACCAAGAGGTATAAGTGTTATATCAAAAAGAAAGGGCAACCCCGAAGAGCTGCCCTAACCAAACCAAAACACCTATGTCAAGTGCCGTTGCTAATATACTACTTTCTTACGAAGTAACAATAGTATCTGTAGCTGAACTCATTCCTGCGAATGGGTTGCCATCAGTTGCTCCTGCAATGAAGTTAGCAGCAGTTACTTCCATAGCATTGAAGGTAAGAGTGTAACCACTCATATCTCCCATAGCTGCTCCAGAGGCAATAGTACCACCTGTTACATCTGCTCCGTGTTCACGACCTACCAAGTAAGCGTTGCCGTTGTAGTCCTCTACAACAATGTGAGGTCTGCCGTAAGACAATAACTTGATCTCGTTGTTATCCTCCTTGCTCAATTGAGGCAAAGAAAGGCTAACCGCTTGGTCAAAGAATACTGTTCCGTTCTCACGAGAAGCGTTAATAGTTTGCTCTACTGAAGATGTGCCTTTCAGCTCATACTTGTAAGCAGAGAATGTTCCTGTCATATCAGTAACCTCATCGGATGTAACAGAGATAGTTCCTAAATCACCGAAGTTTACAAAGTAAACCGCTTTAAGACCACCTACTGATTCACGACAAGGTAACGCACGACCTTTAGTTAAATCACAAGCCATCGTACAACTTACTACCCAAGTAGTTTTGAATGTGTATCTCCTGTGCAATCTCTATAAATTGCAAGAACTTATCGGAGTCTACATTTCCAGAGATTACGCTATTGCGTACTAAATCGTCTCTTTTTATGAATAAAACCTTTGCCATTATTTTCCGTAATTAGGGTGATGCCCTTGTCTTGGCATATCAATCGGTGCAGTAGCTACCTCTTTAGGGTTTTTAGGTAGTTTAAATCCTGCTCTTACCGCTTGGTTAACATTAACATATTTAGTTCCTCGTAGGGCATCGCCACCATAAGGTTCACCATTCTTCTTCATTTTCTTCTTGTAGATTCTACGCTCCCATCTATGGTAGCAGTTTACACCACCCTTGTACTTAAACAAAGAATAGTTTCTACCCTTGTGTCCAAAGCTCTTATTCACACCTCTTGCACTCATCATACCAATATCCTCTTTGCGGTACAATTTCTTTTGAGATAACATAGTCTTGCAGAAAGCACGAGAAGAGCCTTTAGAAGTCTTCTTTGTACCCTTCACATACTTGTATCTTACCTTGTATATCTCGGAGTCTTGGTTACTGTCTTGTGTAGCGGATAAGTTGACTAATCCATTGAGGTATTCTTCAGTATCAAACTCCTCTGGTTCATCGTCTCCTACAATCTCTGCATCAATGAGTTCATAGCCCTCTGGCTCTTCCTCACCCAAGTCAGCCAATGCATCTAACATCTCGTGGGCTAACTCGTCATCAAGAAAAGGGCGGCTATCCTCGCTTAATTGTTCTATAGGTACGCAGTTCGGTACTTTTCTGCCGTTCTTCATCTTCATACCTACCATCTCATAACCCTCCGTACAAGGGTCATCAGCATCCTTCAACTCGTCTTTGCATCCGCAGTCGCTACTCAACTCCTCTTTTACTTCCTCCTCCATATCAATCTGCAACTCTAAAGGTTGTAGTGTCTTGAAGTATAAGTTAAGGCTCACCTCATTCACCGCAAGGATGTCATCACAAGCATCCAAGATCAACTCTTGAATAGGTCTAACAACCGTGTTGTGGAATAAGAGACTTGCAGTCTTCAACTCATCAGCATTGTTACCCAATCCTGTATTGTCTTTAATACCCATCAACATAGGAGAAGTAACCCTATGGGCTACCATCAACTTTCGCATACTCTCGTCTGCCAAGAATTGGTACTGCTCACTTGCATCCGATAACTGTACAGGCTCAATACTTGCAGCCATCTCCTTGTTATCGTTAAATGCCAAGATGAACTTACCAGAATTAGATGAACCGCTAAACTTCTGTATGATTCGTCTCTCTATAAGCTCACGCTCTTCCTCCGTTGGTACACCATTGTTGAAGTTAATCAACATACTTGGCGATAAGCCGTTCTTAATGTTGTTGATGTGGTAGTTTGCTACCTCCTCTTCCAACTCTGCATAAGGCAATCCCCCTTGATAGTCTACAGGTGAGTAGTAATAGAATCCACTACGATAAGGCTTGATACAATAAATCTCAAGACCCTCACCTTTCTCACCGTGACCAAACGCAGGGATGCGTACAGGCTCAAAGCCTTTCTTACGAATCTTTGTCCAATCTTTAGAGTAGTAGTAACCACATACATCACCATCCTCGTTCATCTTCTCAAAGCGTAAGGTCTCAATAGGCATATGCTCTACTTGTACGATCTTACTTTTGTCTTTGTTGTAGATAACTTGGAATGCTGCTTGACCCATAGCCTTCAAATCAAAGGTCACCTTCCTCATACAAGTACGAGAGAACAGAGACTTCATCTGTGCATATTGGTCTGGCTTTCTTTGAGCATCGGTAGCGTATAGCCCCTTGCCGTAGATAAGCTCACTCATACCATTTATAATGGCATTGTTTGTAGCACTACCATTGTACCTGTCTATAAGGTATTGGAAGTAATTATTATCCTCGCCATAGGCTACCCACTGCTTACGATTGTCTTCTACAACCTGTGGGGTAGTATGCGTTGCAAGGTTTACGATGCGTATATTGCTCATCGGTAAATGTATTGATTATCATTATCAGTGTCCTCGTAATAGGTGAACTCACCATTGTTGACACTAAACTTCTCAAGGTCGGTTTGATTCGTACAATAAACCTTACCTCTATATATCTCGTTAGAGCCTGTTATTCTTATGGTGTAATACTTACCCTCTACGAATGTATAAGAAGGTGTTATATGCAAGTAATTCGCCTCCTTCGTAGCCGTTAGAGACTCCGTAGCGGACACATTGGTTTCCTCATCTGTAATCTTAACAGATACACTTGTATCAAACGCTCTTGGAACGAAATATATCTTCTTGTCTGTTGTAGTTACTATATGCATAATAGGTTAACCACCAAGAGGTATAAGTGTTATATCAAAAAGAAAGGGCAACCCCGAAGAGCTGCCCTAACCAAACCAAAACACCTATGTCAAGTGCCGTTGCTAATATACTACTTTCTTACGAAGTAACAATAGTATCTGTAGCTGAACTCATTCCTGCGAATGGGTTGCCATCAGTTGCTCCTGCAATGAAGTTAGCAGCAGTTACTTCCATAGCATTGAAGGTAAGAGTGTAACCACTCATATCTCCCATAGCTGCTCCAGAGGCAATAGTACCACCTGTTACATCTGCTCCGTGTTCACGACCTACCAAGTAAGCGTTGCCGTTGTAGTCCTCTACAACAATGTGAGGTCTGCCGTAAGACAATAACTTGATCTCGTTGTTATCCTCCTTGCTCAATTGAGGCAAAGAAAGGCTAACCGCTTGGTCAAAGAATACTGTTCCGTTCTCACGAGAAGCGTTAATAGTTTGCTCTACTGAAGATGTGCCTTTCAGCTCATACTTGTAAGCAGAGAATGTTCCTGTCATATCAGTAACCTCATCGGATGTAACAGAGATAGTTCCTAAATCACCGAAGTTTACAAAGTAAACCGCTTTAAGACCACCTACTGATTCACGACAAGGTAACGCACGACCTTTAGTTAAATCACAAGCCATAATTTCTTTTATTTTTTTTATAAAAAAGGGCAGACAAGCATATGCCTACCTGCCCCTTTAATTATTAACTAAACTAACTCTTATGAGTATAGTACGATGTCAGCACCAATTCCGTATTGTACACCTGCGGTAAAACGCATTACTACACGAACATTTTGAGAACCATCAAGGTCAGCCATATCAATTAGCTTCACTTCGTTGTGGTCAGCCAACAAGCCTGTACCGAAGAACAAGTTAGACTTCTGTGCTGCTACCATTGTATTGTCGCTCAAGCCAGAACAAACGAACAATTTAACACCATCAAAAGCAAGATCACCACCATTGAACCAAGTAGTACCTTCGTTGTTTACACCATTAGCACCCAAGCCTGAAGCACCGAATCCACCCAAAGCACGGATGTATGCACGAGCAACATTAGATGCTACATAGATGTATAGGTCTTCTTTTCCGTATACTGCGGTAGAGATAGCATCAACTACTTTACCCAATTCAGTGATAACATTTGCAGCAGAAACAGTAGTACCTGTTACATCTACAACTGTTGCATCAGCAGCCAATAGAGCTTCAAATCCGTTGAACTCACCTGCGTTAGCAGTTGCTCCTTGCCAAATGTTCTCTTCAGTCTTCTGTGCTACTTTAGCAGCGATGTGACCGATTAAGAAATCAGCGAATGATGGAGGAAGGCTATCAAAAGCCGAGTAACCCATTTGGATTGCTTCCCAATCGTTGTGGAAATCTTTCTTACATAATTCCAAGTTTACTTGGAACTCTTCTGGTTGTAGGATACGCTCTGCAAGAGTAACTGTGCTTTGGTCAGCGAAGTCACACGCAGCGTCTTTTACCAATGCGTTAGTAGAAAGAGTTTTCATTACCTCTTTGAACTTTACATTTGGTTTTACAGTAATACCGCCACCTTCAATAGTGTCGGCTGATAACAATGCGGCAGAGATGTATTTTCCTGCAAACTCTCCAGCATATGTAGTTGTGATTGATGTAGCCATCTTTCTTTCTATTTAATTATTGATTGTTGTTATTGTTTATACTTTACGAAGTAACTCATCTAAATCTTGAGTCACTTTGTAATAGTTATCTAAAATTGTTTGGTGTTTAGAAATGTTAATATCAACCCCTAAATCACTTGCCATCTTTTCAGCATCATTTATTGCGGTCAATAGGTCTACTGATTGATTAACATTTCCTTTAACTCTTGCTTTTAATTTTTGAGCCGCCTCTTCAAACTGCATAATAGCACTTCTATGGTCAAAGGTAATTTCCTTTACATCTCCAGAAAGTCTATCTAAATCGTCCATTAAAGCAAGTTCAACCTTAACCTCTTCGGATAGTTCAGTAGACTCTTGAGCAACCTCTTGTGTTTTAGCAGATAACTCTGCCCAAATAGATTCTACTTTCTTCATTATCCGAGTTTGTTAAAGATTCTTGATAGAGTGTCTCCCTTTGCTCCTTTAGAGAATTGGTGCATCTCTACAGGCTTCGTGTCTGGAGAGTGCTTGATAGGCTTGGCAGCAGGTTCGTCAGCAGACATCTCTACTTCCTCTTCCTTCACTTCTTCCTTAACCTCTTCAGCCATCTCTTCTTCTTTAGGAGACATCATTGCTTTGATCTCTTCAATCATAGCCTTCATCTCTTCTACTGCGGCAGATAACTCTTCTTTAGTAGCGTAGCTCATCTCTTTCTCTTCTTCTTCCTCGTTAGCCTCTACTTCTTCAGTTGCTTCCTCTTGAGCAGGTTCTTCAGCAGGTGCTTCTTCACCTCCATCACGCATCTCTGCAATGACACCTTCTTCTGCTACTACAAGGATGCGACCATCTTCCAATGTGTACTCACCTACAGGTAGAGCGATACGCTCATCTTCAGTTACGATAAATACCTCTTGGTTAGCTTCAAAGGCTTCTGCTTCAATGACAGTGCCATTGTCTAACTTCATAGACTCTAACTTAATCTCGTCTTGGAGGTTAAGGAGTTCCATAATCTTGCTTAATGTTTCTTGTGACTTCATATTATAGTTTATCTGCTTTATCTGCTAATACTTGTATGTCGGATATAAGACCATTCACATAGTCTTTTTCTTTGTTAAACTCCTTTATCTCTTTAAGGTCATTAGGGTCAATGCCTAATTCTCTTGCTTGAGCAACCAACTCACGAATTATTGACTCTGTTGCCATAATCATATTGTCAGTTTTGTAGGTAAATTTAATAGCTTGGTCTGCACGAGTTTGAAGTTTACCCATCAATATAGCGAGTTCATCTTTCTCTTGATTCAAACGAATCTTTGCCGTATCCAATGCTTGAGTAACTTTATCAAGGTCTTTCATTGAAGCCAACTCCACCTTCTCGGTAGAGAGCTTTGCGAATACCGCCTTTTCAGTTTTTCCTTGTTTCATATTATCTTCTTATTGAGAATCCTTGATATGCATCTCTTATGCGCTTAACATCCATTTCAGTAGATTGCATAGCAGCACGGTTGAATTTCGCTTCAGCAGGTACATCAATTCCCAACTCTTTGAACTTCGCCTCTAACTCGTTGTGTAGTTTCTCTGCTCTCTGGAAGTCTTTTAATGATGCTTCAGCAGAATCTAATGCTTTTGACAAGAAACCCTTTGCAGCATCTGCCTCATCAATGTAGCCTAAAGAATTTTGAATTGCTTTGTCTTGAACTTTCTTAAAGTCATCAACTAAAGCTAATTCAACCTTCTCTGGTTGCGAGGCTAATTTAGCCATCACCTTATGTAGCGATATTCTTTTCATATTATGTTAATTGTTTAAGTGTGTTTCTGTTAGATTTTGTCTAATGACTTCAGTTTGCTCTCTGCCCATCTCTTGGCACTCTTGCCACCCCATAGTAGATAGCTAATATATCCGCAAGACTCTGTGTCACCTTCTTCATAGTATTCCTCTGCTCTACTCAAGTAGCTATACATACGCTTAATAGTCTCAACACTTATAGCCTCGCCTTTCGCTAACTGCTGCGCTCTAACCTTTCCTACCTGTGTAGCACACTTGTTGTTAACCTTCTTGTTTAACTCTATACCCCTTTTTGCATTGTTGCGTACCGAAGTGGGGTAATCCTTGTATGTTTCAAGTTCAGTACGCTTACCCTTTTTTGTGCGGAGGTCTTTCTTAATGATTGCCTTGATAGCATTGAGTTGCTCCTCTGCTTTGTCCTCCTCTGGGTCTTGCTTACTTGCCTCAACCTTATCAACGAAGTAACCCTCAATAGAGAAACCCTTAACCTTACCACTCTTCACATAGTCGTTCCAAATCTCATCGTTGTGAACCTTCATACTAACCATCCAAGTGCCTACAGGTAAGTCCATACCATATAGCTTACTCTTGTCTTGCTCACCTTCAATAATCCAACTCTCTACAACACTCAAGCCTGTAATGTCTATTTGGTGTTCTAATGTGGCTTTGTTTTGGTTGCCATTGATGAAGAACAATTCACTTGCCTTTCTAACCGTGTCTTGCGAGAAGTAGATGTAATACTCATCTTCACCGCTTCTACGATAGATAGGTTTATTAGGTACAAGAGCTGCACCCAATAGAACACGCTTGTCCTCGTCAATGGTTTTTAATTCTACACGCTCCTCTTCCTTGAGGGCTACGAAGTCCTCCTCTATAGCAGGGGCTTCTACGATACTGATGGCTTGGATACCTGCTTGGAGGCTCTCCTCATCTAATAATAGTTCTACGATTCTCATTATGGGAATGATACTTGGTTAATTCTATTTCTATCTAATTCTTGTTGTGAGGTAACATCACTACCTACTACATATGCTCTTACAGGGTTCGCTTGTAGCGATTCCAATATAGCGTTTTGACCCGATGCCCCTACTATATTAAATTGGGGTGAGGTACTTGGTGAAGTAGGTGTGTCAATGTTTGTATCTACACTACCACTCGCTTGGAATTGTTGCCTTGCAATGGTAGCTATTTGTGCTGCACCTGTGGCTGCAACAATCGCTGCATTACCGAATCTCAAGGATTGTGTAGGTGTTGGGTCAGTAGTCTCTGCCAGAGCTTTAGAAATACCTTGAGCAGTACTTATAACCGCATTGGCTATACCTGCTGCCTTGTTGACCATAAATGCTTTCTTTGCATTCTTTTCACTATCACCAAAAAAGGCTTGGGCAAGATCATTAAGTGCGCCTATGGCATCTTGTGACATCTGTACTTTTGAGTCTTGTACGGCTTGTTCTAAAGCAATTCTTTTTCTTGATTCTTCTTGTTGTGTTTGAAACCTTTCTGCATCTAATAAATCAAGAGCATTGATGGTTTCCTCATACGCAGTAGAGCCAACCTCCATCGTGTTTAACTGATTCATCAATCGTTGTTGCTCTAACTCAAAAGACTTCTTGCTCAACTGCTCCTCAAGGTCTAATCGCTTACGCATTGTTGTAGCCTGTTCTATTGCTACTTGACTTTGAAGCTCGTTTATTTCTTGTTCAGTCTCACTACGAGCATTTTCAATGTCTAACAACTCTCTCTGTAGAGACATCTCATTCATCAACTGCTCACTACGAAATCCTGCTACTTGAGCCTCTACACCTATCAACTCATTTTGAGCAGCTATGTATTCCTTTTGGAACTCAATGTTATCCTTGTCAAGACTTAACTGTCGTGCTTTAGCATTTAACACCGATTGAGCATTCTCAAGCATTACCTTCTCTTGCTCTTCAAGTACCTTTCCTAAATCCTCATTGGCTTTAATACGCTCATCCATAGACAAGCGTTCATCGTCTCTTACTTGTCTTAATTTCTCTGCTTGTAAGTCGTACTTCTCAATCAAGCCTTGCATACGAACCTCTGCAATCTCTGCTTGTTTGTTAGTCTCGGTCATTGCCGCACCTTGCTTAACTGTCTCTACCACATAGTTAGAGATAGCCTTTGCACCTTTGGTGATTAGCTCTTTACCCTTATCAAAAGAATTGTTGACACCTGTAAGTACATCTAAAGATTCCTTACCTGCGTTCTTCACATCTTTCATTGCCCCTGCAAAGTCACCGCTAAATACCTTCTTAACGGCACTTGCCAAGTATCCTAATGTATCAAGATAGGACTCAAAGCGTTCTTGGATGTTACGCTTGAACGCATCAGCAAAGTCTAATAAGGCTTGTTTAGGGTCTTCAAATATGGATTTGAAAAAGTTAACAATACTACTACCCCCACTACCACTAATCCATTTAGTAAAGTCGCTAAAAGCTACCTGTAGAGTGTTGAATGTAGTGTTGAAGAAGTCTACTGTCTTCTGGTTGTTATCAAACAACTCTTTAAGTATACCCATCGCTTGGAGTAAGATACCAATACCTGCTGCCTTAATAGCTACACCTAAACCCTTGAAGCCTGTACCAAGTCCCTTGATACCCTTTTGGCTATCTTTAGCACTCTCACCAATGTCTTTAGTAGTATCGGCAATTGTGTTAATGCTATCAGCAGTCTTGTCTGCTTGAGTTTGGGAAGCCTTTAACGCATCAATGAGTTCGTCTAACTTCTGCTCAAGACCAGAAAGGTCTGCACCTATAACTATGTTCTTCTCTATTGCCATTTGCCTAATGCTTCTATGAGAGTACGAGGGTATTGGTACTTGCCTTTGGCAATCCTTACATCCTCATTCTTCTCGTTAGTCTCCTTTAGAGCCTTTATAAGATAACCTAACTTGCTATACATCGTTGAGTAATTCCATTTGTGTCTCACCTGTAGATAGGTTTAACTTCATTTGGTTGATAATGTAGTTTCTTTCACCTATCGTTAACTTGTCGTTGATCTTGAGAGCCAACATTAAACCAAGAGGTAGCTGACCACTATACATAAATGTTCTTCTACTCGTGTCGTACAAGTCCGTGATGTAGTCCTTCCAATAGGTGCTATACAACCCTTGACTAAATCCTTGCAGTAAATAAGGGTCTACCTCTGTGCCGAAGTTCAAGGTCTTGGTTACACTTGAGGCAACCGTGTCATTCACATTACTCACAAGGTGAAAGTCAGTCTTTGAGCTTTTAGCATCGTCCATAGCTATATAAGCAAAGGCACTCGTTCCTCGTATCTGCCCTGCTACATAAAAGATAAGTGGTGAGCCTATATACGGCTCAAGTTCTCTCGTGATACTCTTGCCTACATTAATAGTAGTTAGTCCGTTGTTTAAATTGTCTAACCTTTCGTAGAGCATATGGTCAAAGCCAACTTCAACTTCAAACTCCTCGCCATCAAATGTGAAGTCGGCTCGTAAATCGCCATAGCCAATGTCATTCTGCAATCTATACTGCTCACCTAATATCGCTTCCGTTTCGTTGTACTTAAAATTGATTCTACGATAGAGTGATGGTTTACGGATAGTGATTTCTTCTGTATCAATGTATTCCGTAACATCTCTTGTAGTGCCTTCTGCATACCAATCGTCTAAAGGTTCTATATCGTATTTATTATTAGCTACAGGAACTATAACCAAGTTGAAAGCCCTTACAAGGCTTCCTATGAAATCACTAATCTTCTGCTCTGGCATTTGGTCAGCAACTATTAGATTTTGTGATATGATTTGAGAAGCACTATTAGTCGCTTGTAGTATAGTTTGCGTTACGAAACTTTGACCACTCCTGCGTATTGTTTTGACAGTTAAAAATGCAGATGTAATTGTAACAGTACCTGCAGCATCGGATGCAGAGGCTATTCTAATAGTGTACTTACCTGCGCTATTAATAGTGAAAATTGCACTGACCGTTGTACCTACATCAATACTTGATATTAACACACCATCACGAAATAATTGTACTTTTGCAGCCGTTGAAGTTGTACCACCTAAAGCTATTTCATTGTACCCTAAAGTCGGATTTATATCATTACTTAAAGTGTAAGTGTTTGTATTTAAGTTCCATTGACCTGCCGTATTATCTAATACAGTTGTATCAAACTCTACAGTCGTAGCACTTTGCCCAATAGGTTGGTCTTTGAACATATAACCTGCTCTCCTATGACACCACATAAATAACTTGCCGAAGTCAGCACTATCAAAGAAGTCACTTTGAAACTCTATACCATACTTCGTCTCTATCGCATCTATAATCTTCTGCAACTTAATGGCAGGTTTAAGGTCATAGTAGAATACTCCGTGTAAGTCGGATTGACTATGGTAGGCTATGTTGTTTGGTGCAGGTTGACTACCACTTGAGTTGTAGTACCAATTTGGTACAGGTGATATAAGAGGATAGATAATAGAACTATCTGTACCGCTTACATACCCATTCAAGCCTGTAACAATGTTCGTGTCATTGTAGGTGTGATCTTGTGCTGATAGGTCAAGGTCGTTAAGTTTATCCTCACCAAAGGTATCCTTCAAAGAAGTGACATTGCTATAGAACCCTACTTGATATGCATAGGGTTGGCTATCCTTGATTTGTACACTCTCCAACTCTAATACACCTGTTCTAAATAAGTTGTTGTTCACCTCTATGAAAGAGTCTACTCTCACATTAGCATTAAACCCACCATAGATGTCTACATTATAGTAGTGCTTAAAGATTGCATTGTTCGTAGGAGATGCAGGAATAGTAAAGCTATTGGTGAAGTCACCAAAGACTTTAGAGATGTCCTTGATGTTTTGTACACTTAAGTTTATCTCTATACTCTCCTCTTGGAATAGGTCACCTCTTTGACCATCAATGTAAAGGTCTACTCTATACATACCTTGTATCAAATGCTTCTTCTACCTCAATGATGTAGTTAATCATTCTATCGTTAACTGACTTCTGTAAGTTCAATGAGTTGGTAGTAACATTGACAGGTAGACCATCTAACATTACACGCTCACTCATTAACATCTGCTCCATAATAGTATCGTAGTCCTCACCTACCCAACCTGTGTTGAGGGTGAAGCGTTTTCTACCATTCGTGTTTATGCGTTGGTACTTATGAGCAGTCGTGTCGTAGGTGAATCCAGAAGAACCGCTACTACCTAAAGACTTTCTATACTCATTCGTAGTAGTGCTTATTGTAGAGTCACTTCTTTTAAAGAAGGTTACACTCTCCCATACACCATTCTTATTTACGAACTGCATAACGCTTGGTGAATACTTACTCTCACAAGTAGGATAGAATCTACGAGTGTCTAACACCGTACCATCCTTGTCCTTTAGATTTAGGTCGTAGTAACTTGTGTAGTTGAGTGACTCACCTTCGCTATCTAACCATTCAGTAAGGTTGTTGATTCCACAAGGCAGTAGCATCACTCTCTCTTCAGCCTGTAGACCTTGTAGTTGTGCTTCAGTAATTAAGAAGTCTACATTCTCTCCACCATCGGAAAGGAACTCTACCTTATATAATCCGATGTTAGCACAAGCACCGCCTCCCTCAATAGTACCACCATCTGCCAATACTCTATCCTTATAAGCCCAATAGATGTCATAGCCCTCACCCCATTTACCGAGATATACAGGCACAACCTCGTTGCCAGAGTCTTTAATGTATTTAACTGCATTGACACTTGCGAATCCTTTGTTCACCTCTTTGTTAGCCGCCTCAATAAATATGTGGTATCCGTTAGAAGCCTCAAAGATTTCCGAGCTTCCTGTATCGTTAACCGTTACAGGTGGGTCTGCTTTGTTTTGATAATTGACCGTGTAATCTATCTGCACCCATACTACGCTACCATCGGGTGCATAGGCTATACTTGTACCATCAAGGTTCTCGTAAGCATTGGATAGGTACTCTTGTACCATAGGAGCAATATCAAAGGAGACATCAGTTCCTGCAAACACATCTCTAAATAAAGTGTATTGTGCTGATGCAGGTCTTGAAGACCTTGACCCCTGCCATATGTATACTTCAAACTCTACATCTGTTAGAGATGAAGAAAGGGCTGAATAGTTAGCCGTAACATATATTGGGCTTCTTGCTCCTACTAAACTTGTTGGTGTGATTATACTCATCGTTTGGTAAATTTCAAAAATTCATCTACATCCATAGAGACTGCTTTGAGTACCTCTTGAGGTAGCTTATCAAACTCTAATCTAAATGGTGCTTGGAAGAACTCGCTCTTGGGAATCCCTCGTTGCTTAATACTTCTTGATATTAGAAAGGCTGCCCTATCAAGGTTCGCCTCTGTCTGCTTAACAAAACTATTGGTCTTTAGGTCTCTTGCCTTTACTCTCTTTTGAGCCATCCAAGTTCTTATAGAACTCTTTGGAGGTTGCTTACCATCAAAACCAAATCTTGATCCATTAGGCACTTTATACTTTGTACCATCTACCCCCTCATCAATGTACTTACCATAGTCCTCCATAGTGAAAGACATAAGTAAGTGTACACCTGTAGTGATTGAGTAGTCTAAACTATCCTTCAACTTACCAGAGCTTACTTGTCTTCGTCTCTTTTTCTTACCATCATTATAGGTAATAGTACGAGTAGCACCAAGATTTAGCTTCGCTGCCTTAATGACTCTCTCGGCAAACTGCCGTAAGACTCTCTCTGTATTTTGTGTTATTACGGACAAGTGGTTATTGTATTAGCAATGTCTATAGACAAGGTTAGATTCCAACCTACCAACAGGTTCTCAAACCTATCCTCAAAAGGCTCACAACTTGGTGTACCATTGAGTTGGTATTTATCCTGCATTAAGTTACCTCTCTTCAGTTGGCTTACTAAATCGTTAGCCGTTAGGAGTTGAGTGTTTAGAATGTCTTGTCTGTTATCTACCCCATAGAAGATTTCTGCTTCATCTCTTGGGTCTTCCTTACTCACATCAGCTACATCCATAAAGAGGATGCTCATAGAGTAGGTTATGCCCACATCATTGAAGGTCACACTATTTATCATAATATGTGACAAGGGGAATATAGTCTGCTTGTTGAGGTCTACCTCAAAGATGTCACCTTCTGTAACGGTGTTCACCTGCTTGTTAGCAATGAGGTGTTCTCTTATCTTGGTTGTTATATCGTAGAAACTCATAATAGGTTAACCTCTATGAGCAAAAGGTGTTTAAAAAGAAAAACCCCTCCGAAGAGGGGCTTGTATTATTTAATTTTATACATAAATAAGTTTTGCTCGTAAGGATTGGTGTTCCGCCAACGCTTTGTCGTAATCCCAATCTTTCTTGAGCATCCAACGCTTTTCTTCCAATGTCTTATCGCCTTCCTTTTCAGCGATGAATTTATCTAACACTTGCATTCTCGCAAGTATTTGATTTTTCGTTGTTAATGATTCCGTAGGGTAAGAATGTTTTTTCATCATATTTGTGTTTTGATTATACCGCAATATACACATTATTTTTAACAAACCTAATGCTTCAACATCTTCTTCTCTACATCTGCCTTCTCCTTGTCGTACACAAGTTTGGTAAGGCATTGCCTCAAAGGTAGGTTCGTTATAGAATCATATCTTGATGCATCACCACCTGCTAAATGGTCTACCGATCCATACCATCCCCACTTCCTTGAAAAGTTTGCGGAGGCTGAAAGGTCTGTGGTTTCTCCCCCTGTGAAGAGGTCGGGGTACTCTTCAATAACTTGTTGCTTAAACGATAAAAAAAAAGCGTTGCACCTAATGCAACATCTAAAGGAAAGTCCGAATATCCATCCGTACCATTGTACGGCTCTACCTCATACAGGTCTCCCTTCTCTTTCGTTATGGGTCTATACAAGACCCCAATAGTCTTATGCAACATATCCATATCAGCAAGGTAGGTATCCAAGTCTATGTACTCACCGAAACTCATCTCCTCCAGATTAGGAACAAAGCCATACTCTCTGCCTCTAAAGGTTACCCTTCTTGTGAGTGGGTGTTTAGCACCTATCATTGTAAAGATGCTATTGCCAATATCCATTATATCGTCTGCCTTCATAGCATAGGCTACCTTGAGAGGTATGTTAGCGAATATCTCTAATGCCTTGAGCATTGTGAAGGTGTCATCTCCTTGAACCTTGAGGAACTTTTGGTATTGCTCTATAGTAAGCTCTCTTGCGGTCTCTGGTAAGATTACCTTTACCTCTCTACCTAACTGCGTATGTTCCATATGTCTTGTTCTTCTTTCTATTGTAGTTGCATAATGACAGGCTTATGACCGTGTCATCGTGTAGTCCTGTAGGGTGTCCGTATCTAATACTTCGTGTCTTTGGGCTATACTCGTATGTGAAGTAGCTTAACTCGTTGTATAAGGGACTGAATAATTCTTTTGATGGTATGTGTACACTCACCTCGTTAAAGTCCAATATAAGCCCCTCTATGATTTCGTTCTTGCTTTTGTTCGTAGTAACAAATGGATGGGTGTTTGCATACTGACTCTTTATCTGCTCAAAGATAGGGTCACCTACACCATTCACCTCAACCATCAAAGAGGCATTGTACTGCCTCACCCTCTTCACTACCTCTGCAATCATTACTGACCATTGGTTCTTATTGTCCCTATAGATGTCTACAACCCTACCTTTAGAATCCATTAGTGTAAGGACTGTGTAGTCCTCCTGCTTACCTATATCCAATCCTGCGAATACCCTACCTTGTGGTTTAGGGTAAGAAGGGAATGTGCATTGATCTATGTTAGCGAAGACCTCGCCACCACCATCTATGAACTCTGCTAAATACTCTTGCTTGAATATGAGTTCTGGAACTGTTCTCTTGGCATCGTCTATCTCCTCCTGTGAGATAAAGGGTGTGTCGTATGAACTGCCCTTGTAGGATTTGTAGTTGGGGTAGTCTTCACTCTGCCCATATTGGAATAACTCGTAGAACCAATTCTTACCTTTAGGTGTAGAGATGAATAATACCTTCTTACCTCTTACAAGTAGGGTCGGCTTGATAGCCTCACTCCAAGCATCGTCTTTAATGAACGCTGCCTCATCTATGATGGCATAGTCCAAAGTCATACCCCTTATGTTATCGTATCTTTCTGCACTCCTAAAGTAGATGGTACTGCCATTCTTTAGTTCCAACTCCGAAGAGGAGTAGTTATTAGACTTGACTATTCCAGAGGCTGCAATAGCAGACATCAACTCTTTCTGCACCTTGTTTGCTTGTGAGTATACAGGTGATACCCATAGTATCTTACAGGGGCTATTGTTGAAGCCCCAATACAATGCAAGGTTCATACCCATCATAGACTTACCAAACTGCCTTCCTATAGAAGCTATGTGGTACTTCTCATTACCCCCTACAATAGATTGTAATAGTT